CTAGAGCCATTCAATAGTAACTTGTTCACCGTCAATATAAATTTTATTAATTAGTGATTTTAAATAAAGTTGTTTTTCTCTAAACTCTAAAGAGTCAAAATCAACTGTTGCTAAATCAGCTAAATTTTCTTGTATCTTTTTGTTTTTCTTCAATTCTTCGTTAGCTTCTATTTGTGCTTCATAATAATTAATTTGAGCATCAATATCAGCCATCATACCATCGAGTTCTGAAACTTCGTAAGAACCACTGATATATAAATCAAACAGCCGCTTCTTTTTTGCGTGTTCTGTTTTAAGTTTTTCGTTTAAACTATCTAATTCGTCTTCTTTATCTACATTCCTAGAAGCGAAACTATAGTTATTCACGCGATCAATAATTAGTTCTTCTAGTTTGTCAGCTCTCCAAATTTTATTCCCGCATTTTTCAAGTTCATGAGTATGCTTGTAAGTCTTGCAACTATAATATCTATAATGATATTTTTTCCCACGGGAAACAGTATCCTTTCTCCGATGAACATAACCCAACCCACATTTTCCACACACTACCAAATTATTTAGAAGTGATGCTGAATCTCTATTCATATTTGGATTTTTACCCATGCGAGAAAAAATTTCTTGAACTCGATAAAATTGTTCCTCTGAAATAATAGGCTCATGAACACCTTTTGTATGCACTTTATCCGCATAAGATACATAGCCACAGTATAAATCATTAGTCAGCCAATTGTTGTAACTGCTATATGATTTCACTTTGAATCCTAATTTTTTTAGTCTCTTCTGTAAAGTTGTAATGCTTTTTTCTTCCTCAAAAATATCATAAATCATTTGTAATTGTTTTGCTTCTTCTTCATTAATATATAATTTAGTATCTATAACATCATAGCCGAACGTTCTACCTTTTGCAGTCGTTAAAGGAAGACCTGCTTCAATACGCTTAATTTTGCCCATTACCATTCGATCTCGGATTGTTTCGCGCTCTAGCTGTGCGAATACTGATAATATACCAATCATTGCACGACCAAAAGGAGAACTAGTATCAAGCGTTTCAGATAAACTAACAAACTCTACATTGTTTTTTAAGAAGTATTCTTCAATAAGCGTTATCGTATCTCTTTGCGAGCGGGAAAGTCTATCTAATCGATATACAACAACAGCATCAATTTCATGTAATTTACTTAGCATTTCGTTTAGCGCAGGGCGATTCATGTTTGAACCACTGTACCCGCCGTCAATGAAAATATCGTATACGTCCCAGTCCTTCGAGCGGCACAAGGCTGTTAGCTTTTCAGTTTGAGCTTGTATAGAGTAATTCTCTATTTGTTCTTGAGTAGATACGCGTATATAAATAGCTGCCTTCATTTTCGTTCTCCTTTCGCACATACGTTCTTTTTTCGGTAAAAAGAAAAGCCCGGAGGCTCTCTTTTAATCAACGCCAGGCATTAATTTTATTGCTTTATCACTGAACTCAGCATTTTTTTTGAATTCATGATTTTTTAACCCTAAGCTTTCTTTTTGTTCTTTATGCATTTCTTGATATATATTTTCTACTATTCTAGATTCAACAGTGGATAATTCTCTGTTATAATTATGAGCGTTTGAGTAAATACTTTTAATTTCTTCCTGTTGTGCAACAACGTCATCTCTAAGTTTTTTTATATTATTATAATCATCTTTTAAGATATTTTGGATTGAGATAGAATATTTATCGTAATCTTTAATAAATTCGTCTGATCTTTCGGTAATATTATCTCCCATTTTAGTAAAAGGATTAATTACTATTTGCGGATTAATTGTTGCATCATTATTAAACGATTTGATGCCTGAGTTAGCTTCTTTTGCAAATTTATTAAATTCGTTTGTTGACTTATTTGCCTTTTCCAATACCTCTTTGTCTTCCTTTGATAGCCCTTTACCCCATTCGGAAGTATAAACTTGTGTATACCAAAATAAAGAAACAATGCCAATGATAACCAATAAAAAAATCACCCATAACCACCATTTTTTTAACAAGTGTCTATACTTGCTCATCCCGCATCTCCTTTTTATAAAAACATAATTATTAAAATTACTATGACAGGAATAGTTATCAACAATGTCATTAAACAACCACATCCTGACATTAATTTACCAGATTCTTCCATAATTTCGCCGGCTTTTTGTGCTTTTCCGTTGTTGTTGCTTTGATAAATGATTGGTGTTAGACAGTTAGGACATTGATTTTCGTGATTGTCTAGTGCATGTCCGCATTTAGGGCAATACATATGTTCACCTCGTCAAAATTTATTAGCACCCATAATCATAAGGATAAAAAGAGTTATCCTCCTGGAAAACTTGAATGGTAGAGCCAAAATGTATAATATAATTACCATTATTATACATTAGTCCATATTTTTCTCTATAATTCTCTACTACTTCAATCAAAAATTTTTCAGTAACATTTAAAAAAGTAGCAGCTTCATAATATGTTCTGTAGCCAAGATCGTAGCATAAAGCAAGTGTTTGTAAATTTACTAAGTATTCATGAGATTTACGACGAGCGAATTTTTCTTGTTTAATATTATCGATGTTATTAAAATTTGTTATATCCCCAACGGTGTATTTCCAATGCATTGCCTCTTCTATAATAGTACATCTAAGCTCACTTTCTGTTAACGATGGATGCAAATGGACAACTTTATTTTGTATAAAGCCAAATAATTTCGTCGGCAAGCTGTTATCAATAATGAAATTCAATTCCGGAAATTCTTGTTTTAGTTCAGAACTTGTTTTATTCATCTATGAGCCTCCTAAAAAATTGTATTTAGGCTATTCCTCTTTTTGCGAACGTATAAACTTGAGGTATTTTTCTATTTCTATTCTTTCATCTTCTGTTAAGTCATCATCGATATGAGCTGCAAGTAAGTCGCTGTTGTCGAATTCTTCTCTTCCTAATAAGTAATCTGTAGAAACATCGAAATAGTTAGCAATTGCTTCTAGCTCGTGAGCTCTAATATCTCTTTCGCCAGATTCTATCCTATTCATTACGCTTTTATTAATCCCGATACGATTAGCCAATTCGCGTTGAGAGATATTTCTCTTTTCCCTAAGATTGATAATCATTTCATTGACTTTCATATTTACCACCTTTTACTTTTAATAATATTAAGATAACACATTGCTAAAACAGAAATGCAAAAATTGCTAAAATAGAACTTGACATTTCCGTTTTAGCAACGTATACTAAGATTATAAAGATTGCTGAAACAGAAACGGAGGTGATTTTATGCAAGTTGAAATTGATTTAAAATACATCAGAGAAAAAAGAGAATCTCTTGGGTTTTCTCAAAAAGATATGGCTATAAAGTTAGGATTTAAGAATGCATCCACATATTTAAAATATGAAACAGGAGAGTATAAAATTAAAGCAGAAATGTTGCCTCTTTTGGCAAAGATACTAAAATGCAATATATCGAATTTTTTTACCAAAAACGTTGCTAAAACAGAAACGGGAGATTTTGCGAAAATAGGAGGCTAGAAAATGAGGAAAGCACTTATTACAGAACTAGAGAATGAATTGAAAAGCCAGATTGCAAAAAGAGAAGATAAGCAAGTATTTAGCGGAAAGCACTTTGATAGTGAACCAGTTAGCTTTGAGGAATATATTTTGGCTTATGGAGAATATTTGAGAAGAAGTAATAAAATCTGGGACTAGAAGAGACCTAGCCCCAAACAAGTTAAGAATAATAACCTCTAATTTTTAATTCTTCATCAATATCATTTCTCCAATTCTTTAGAGAAAAGTCGTTAAAATCAACAATTAATAATTGATCTTTAGAACCTAATCCTATTATTGAAAGAATTTCGTCTTTAGATAAATCAGTCATATTTACTAAGATGTTTTCAGAAAAATACACCCATTTATCTTTATTGAGGTTCTCAATTTGCGCTCTAATATTACTAAGATTTTTATGAGCGTCAACAATAAAAATATATTTTTTCATAATATCACCTCCAATCAAACTAATTATAGCAGATTGGAGAGTAACCAAAATAGGAGGCTAGAAAATGAGTAACGAAGAGTTAACTTTGTCAATCAAAACTAGTCAAAGAGAAGATGGGTCTGCATATAATGCCATTCAACTTGGTGACTGGAAAGTAGGACGATTTGTAACGGGTGTCCATTTAGAAATACTGGGCGGTGAACGACCAAAGTTAATTATTGAATGCTATCCAGAAAGAATAGATGTGGATGGTTTAGAAGTAGAGGCTTTTTTAAAACAAATAGAGGAGGAAGAAAAATGAATAACATCAAACAAGCAATTATTAAACTAGAAACAATTTTAGAAAATGGTAATGCGATAGAGAGCGGCTCATTCGTTAAATACAGCGTTATAAAAAATATTTTAAGTTTACTTGAAAAAGATCAAGAGCTAAAAATTATCGAAATGAAAGTAGAGCTGAATGGAGTAGAGGATTCCATAGAAAACGCCACTTTGTTAGAAAAGAGATTAAGTGAAGCCAAATCTTTGGTGGAAGACTTGGCTAGCACTATAAACTCGTTAGAAATTAAGGTGAAGTGATTTACTTGATTTTTACAGTAAATTCATTCCCGCAATCGGGACATGTGTTTACTCCAGGTTTAACTGTAAATACATGCGAACATTCGGGACAGCTCCCTTCCGTTCCATTTTTAATAATATCTTGCTTTGCGATTTTTAGGCTTTGTTCTTTAATTTGTCTCTCTAATTTTTTTGAATCAAATTTAATTTTAACTCCCATTTTACCCACCTCCCTTCACAAAAACTATAGCACTGTGAAAGGGCGAACAGAAAGGAGAACAAAATGTCAAATTTACAAGTAATTGCAAATGAAATGTTGCCAGTTTTAGAAAATGAAAAAGGCGAGAAATTCGTAAATGCACGCGAACTACATCAAAGCTTGCAAGTTGGTAAAAAATTTACTACTTGGATTACCGATAAGTTTAGTAATTACGGATTTTCAAAGGATGAAGACTATTTCCCAATTTTGGGAGAAAGTACATTTGGCAGACCTAGAACAGAATACTTACTAACTTTAGATACTGCTAAAGAATTAGCAATGGTGCAAAACAACGAAATGGGTCGAGCAATCAGAAAATACTTCATTGAAGTAGAAAAACAAGCGAGGAAATTAGCAACTGAATATCCCGCATTTTCATACATGATAGAAGATCCAGTCGCTAGAGCTAAAAAATGGATAGAGGAACAACAAGAGAAGCAAGAGGCTTTAAAGCAACTTGAGGAACAAAAGCCGAAAGTAGTTTTTGCGGAAGCTGTACAAACGAGCGAGAACACAATTTTAGTGAAAGATTTAGCTACTATTCTAAAACAAAAAGGATTAGATATAGGGCAAAACAGGCTTTTCGAATGGCTAAGAGGAAGCGGTTATTTGTTAAGTAAAGGTGCTTATTACAACAAACCGTCACAAAAGGCTATGAATTTAGGATTGTTCGAACAAAAAACACATATTCACACAGACAGAAACGGCTTAATGAAAACCACTTATACCCCACAGATAACGGGCAAAGGACAAGTATATCTATTAAACAAGTTATTAGAAGAACACGATCAAGTTATAAGTTAAGCGTCGCCTACCACAACGACGCTCATACAGACAACTAATAGTCACGGGGGAGCGACTAACAATAGTATATAACGATAAGTTGTTAATTAGTCGCTAAAAAAATAACAAAAAAGGATTGAGATATTATGTTTCAAAAATCAACATCAGCAACAGCCGCGATGCAAGTTTTAGCAGAAACTCGCACGCAAAAAGAGCTAGCGATAGATAGTTATGTAACGCCAGCACTAATAAGCAATCAGATAAGAGGAAAGCGAACAGTTTCACTTGAACAAGCAGAACATTTAATTGATAGCTACAACGAACCAGAAAGTACCTATTTATTCGCACATGAATTTAGTAACGGAATGATACCGCCATTGTTCGACGGCTTAGACAACCATCACGCTTCTTTAACCAACCGCTTTGAACTAGAAGTTGAAGAAGCAATAAACACGCTGAAAAACGGCTTAGAAACGATGACATATAGCTTGAGAAAAGGTGACATGCTACAACGAGAAGCCGCAAAACAAGCTATTTCAGAAATAACAGATGTAGTTGCATCTGCTTTAACACTAAACACTAGCATTGCGAAAGCTTTCAACATAGATTTACAACAAGTTTTAAACAAACGCGATCTATATTATCAAAAATCTGGATTAGTAAGGAGTTGCGGAAAATGAGCGAAGTTTTAGTATCGGCTAGTTACGAAGGTTACGAGTCGAAGAGTATTAATTTCACAGAAATAAACAACATTGTAAAAGAGCGATTTAAAAAGATTGATGAAGTTGAGCGCAAAAAAAGAGCTGAAGCTTTTAACAAAAAGTACAAAGTCACTAAAGAGCTTGTAGATGGACATCTACGCGAAATTATTATACCGAGGCGCGCAATATGAAGAACCAACTTTTATTCAGCATCTTAGTCATAGTAGCGGCGGCATTAGCGTTAATAAACTTATGTAATTTGATTTTAATTCTGATTTTAATTTAGGGGGGCTACAACAATGACAGAAAGAGTTTTTCGGAAACAAACGATTTTCGGTAATAGTGAGATTTTCATAGACGACAGAACGAAAATGATCGCTAATCCAGCTTTCTGGCAAAAAATCCCGCTTATTGAAACAGGTTGCGAGAAAATGGCGGACTATATCGAAGAGTTAAAACTAAAGGGTTATGAGGAGGTCACACGTTGATGGAAGTATTTGCAGTAATGATTTTCGTGTCGTTTATGTCGCTAATTGCAGGTTACTGGTTGAGAGGAAGTGATAAAAAACATGGTTGAAAATCCACTTGTGGTAGATGCTTGTTGGTCCAGTTTTGAAAGGATAAGCCAAATCTGGCATAACGAATATTTAGAGGAATTAGAGCGCACTAATGAAGAAGAGGCGGAAAATGAAGAATAAAAAAAGACCCACATAGCAGTGTGAGTCCGGGATTTAAGATATTACCTTAAAGAAATTATACCTTAAATCCGAAATTTAATCAATGGAGGGATAACATGGATAATTTTAAAACGATTCATTATGGCTTTAAAGTCGTGATACATGATTATGACGATGAATTAACACCGCTTTATAACTTACTAAAGAAGCAATCAACTAACTTAGAAGGATCTAAACTATTTGATGAATTAATTGATATACATGAAAAACTAGCTAAAAAAATTGAGCAGAGAGAAGGCGTGCAAGCATGAAATTATACGAATTGACTCAAGCATACAATCAAGTCTTAGAAATGGCGGAGGAATTAGACACAGAAACGCTACAAGACACATTAGACAGCATTAGAGAGCCGATAGAAGAAAAGGCAGAGAATATTATAAAAATTGTCAAAAGTATTGAGGTTGAGGCTGAGGGATTAGCTAAGGAAGTAGAGAGGTTAACGAAGCGTAAAACAGCGTTAGATGCAAAAGCTAAAAACATGAAAGAGTATTTAGAGAGTGAAATGTTAAAAGTGGATATCCGTAAAATCAAAAGCCCATTATTTACTATTAGCATTCAGAAGAACCCTCCTAGCTTGCGTTTAGAGGACGAAGAAAAACTATTCATGTTTTTAGTAGAGCAACCTAAAAAATTAGATAAGAAAGCTATTACAAGCGCTCTAAAAGAAGGAAGAGACGTACCGGGCGCTAAATTAGTACAAACCGAATCAATGAGGGTGAGGTAATTAGAATGAAAAAATCTGAAAGTATTGGGGCTATAGCGAAAGCCATGGCGGCTATTCAAAAAGAAGTAAAGCCGTTAGAAAAATCTGCGGCTAATCCTTTTACAGATAGCAAATATACACCACTCGATAAGATTGTGGAAGCAATATTTAAAGTTGCTCCTGGTCATGGAGTCTCCTTTACACAATGGCCCATTAGTGGTGATAACGGAACGATAGGTATTGGAACAATGTTAATGCATGAATCTGGTGAATGGATTGAATACGATCCACTATACATGACAGTAATTACCAATAAGAAAATGAGTAGCGCGCAAGAAGCTGGTGGGACCATCACATATGCAAAACGTTATGTTATAGCAGCTGTTTTTGGGATTGTGTCTGATGAAGATAAAGATGGAAATATTCAAAGTTCCCCTAGCAAATACCCAAAGAATAACAGTTATAAATCTAATAATTACAATCAAAATAGTAATAGTCAGCAACAAACAAAACAATCACAACAAAATGATAATTTAGCATCACCGGCACAAAGGAAGGCAATATTTGCGAAAGCGAGCGTTATAGGTGAACCGTTCGGGCATGATGGCACATTTGTACTAGAAAGCTATAAAATTACGGACACAAAATCAATGAGTAAAGGTGAAGCTTCTGCACTAATTAAAAAACTAGATGCAGAAATAGAGGCGCAAAAACAAGTTAATTAAAACAGGAGGAGCGAGTATGTCGGGGATTCAATGGATAAAGTTATCCGTCAATATGTTTGATGATGAAAAGATTAAGTTGCTCGAAAAAATGCCAGAGGGTAACCAAATGCTTATTGTATGGATTAGGCTTCTAGCTTTAGCTGGAAAAACTAACGACAAAGGACGCATTTATTTAAACGAAAATGTACCGTATACGGAAGACATGCTCGCGACCCTTTTCAACCGTGATGTTGGGATTATACGTGTAACGTTACATACGTTACAGAGCTTCGGAATGATTCAAAAAACAGAAAATGGATTGATTGAAATAGAAAATTGGGAAAAACATCAAAACGTTGATGGTATGGAAAGGGTTCGTGAGCAAACAAGGAAAAGAGTGGAAAAACATCGAGAAGCTATGCGGCAGAACAGAATAGCGAGTGGTGACAGTAAAGGAAATAAAGAGTGTAACGTTACAAGTAGCGTTACTGTTACGCAAAGTAACGCAATAGATATAGATAAAGAATTAGATAAAGATATTAACAACAACAACAGCGATTTAAATTTCAAAGATTTTTGGGAACAAAATGGATTCGGAATGATGCTACCGATCGAGCAAGAAAAACTACTTGCATGGGTAGATGATTTTTCTGGTAATCAAGAAATAGTTTTTAAGGCATTGGAAGTTACTTCCGAACAAGGAGCTAACAAACGTAATTATGCATACGTTAATAAAATTCTTAGAAACTGGGAAGAAAGAGGATTTAAAACGGTTGCTGATGTGAATGCAGCGGAAGAGGAAAGGCGAAAACAAAATGAACAGAAGTATAATAAGCCCACTTACGGCAAATACAACAAGAATCAGAAACAAGAAGTATTGCCTGACTGGCTTGATAAAACAGAGAAGCAGCCAGAGAATAAAAAAACAGAATCAGAATCAAGCGGAGATTTAGAAAAGAAAGTAGCAGAAATTAAAGCGAAGTTAGCGGAGAGGGACGAGGTGCAGACGTGAAAATATACGAACAGCATAAAACAGATAAAGATCACATTGCAACACCTCGTTATGTTGTTGAAGACATCTACAACTTGATAGATATTGATTCTTTTAAAAGTATCTGGTTCCCATTTAACAACTATGATTCAGAATTTAAATTAAGAGCGGATGAACTAAATCTAAAGTATAAAGCAACGCACATTTTCGATGACTTAGGTAATGATTTTTTTACTACAGAACCGCCAGCAAATTGCGATTTGATGATTAGTAACCCGCCGTTTTCGAATCAAAATGAAATTATTGAGCGTAGTTTTCGACTAATAAAAGAGAATAAAATCAAGTCATTTGCGTTATTGCTACCGCTCTCAACTCTCGAAACTGAGAAACGAGCAAATATATTCGAACAATATAGCAACAAGTTAGCAATATTGATATTCAAGAAACGTATCAAATTTTTAGGACATACAACATCATTCAATAGAGGCTGTTGCTGGATATGCTATAACATTTCAGCGTTGGAAGATAAGCGAATTCAATGGGTTTGGAGGAGTGAGAGCATGACAAGATTCCTGATAGCTCTAAAAAGAGTTATTGGCAACTAGAAAGCCGATACGAATTAGTAATGGAGGTGGCGGAATGAAACAAGGGCAATGGATGTTAAACGGTAGTTACGGCGGGCGATGGGAATCAATCACATATTTTGATACAAAAGATGAGGCTATCGAGCATGGTATCAACTTGTTAAAAAAGTATAATCACAACACGCATGACGAAAAAACTCGCAATCAAGTGATGAATGATTTAACTATATATTCATATTACAATGAACTGATTTATACTTTTTTTGTTGGTGAAATTGAGGAAATAGCGTTTCCAGACGAAACCGACAGTCTGCTAGAGAACATAGCAGAGCGAGTATGTGAAGTGGCTGGGGAGTATTCTGAGGGCTATTTGGACGATGTAACAGAAGAACACAGAGAAGAATTACAGAGTTTTATCTACAGGTGGGCGAAACAGCGTGGTTATTTACCTGAGTGCTTCCTAATAAGGGAAATAGAAGAGATTGATATAAGAAATTTTGAA